GTCCGTTCCATTTTCCCACGTAAGCCTCGGTTTCGGACCCCGAGCAAGTTGTTTGAACTTCAAAACCAAACCGGTACCGAAACACGGCCGTAAACGTCGCTCAGTTCGTATCTTCCCAGGATCTGAGTCACCAAAATTTCGCAAACTTCAAGTTACCTCAACTTGGTGGATTGACGTTTTTTTTGCCCTTCAATCATATTTTAATTTTGCTTCCATTTTTCCACATTACAAAACGCACACGCACTCTAAATGTCCTTTAAATGTCCTTTTACCCTTCCTTCAATCCTCACCTCGCCGCGGTCATTGGCAACTCTTTCTCGATCTTTTGTTCCGTCTTGTGGCTTGCTTCAGCCAGATTAATGCGTACGCTTAATCAAACCAGCCTTCAGTGAAGAAGTAACTCTGCAAACGTACTGGTTCCTCTTTACCGGTATGTGATGTTGTAGCGACCCCAGATTTAGGCAATCGCTGTTCAAAGATATTTAGTTGCGTAGACGTATCTAACGCCCAAAACCCTTATTTTACAAGGGAATGAGTCACAACCAGTGTAGTTGTGGCGGTACCGTGGATGATAATCTGTCATCTGGCACCTCCGCAACAGCACTGGGTGACAGCATCGGTAGTGAGGTGTCCCCTCGCGAGTATGCTTCCCTGCGTGTTCACACGCACGGATCAAACCCACCCTCAGTTGAAATTACTCCTGAAACCAACACCAGCTCTGGTTCTGAGCAGCTCAGCAGTGCTTATCTGCCCGATCGGTTACATACCGGTCCTTTCATCAACTGGGATGTATTAGGCATCCCACCCGCCGCTCCCGGCAATCCGACAGCCTGGCTCGAAGAGCAGAAGCTGTCCTTCTCCCAGCTTTTTGAGCACATTGTTCGAGGGGCTGCATCTAAACCACCCAAACAACCCAAACACATATTGCCTATTGTTAATTGTTCTTGTAGTTGTTGTAAACCAACTGTTCCAGCAAACCATTGTCGCGGCCATCTCGACGGCTTCTCCCAGTACGGAGTACCCTGTTCCGATTATTGTGGCTCAAATGCAACCTGCCGGTCTATCGGCGGCGTACAACTTGTAAATACACAATTTAAATGCACTTGCACCACGACGAGTGATCCACTCTGTGAGAAATGCAGTTTGGATCGAGCGCCTCCCGGCTCGGCAGTGCACTTCGAACTCGCGCATGACAACCTTTCGAAGCATTACAATCGCATTATCCAGCACAATCGCCGGCGGCTTGATGACATTCGTAAGTGGCACAATCACGGCGACGCTATCTTGAGGAAACGTAGTTATCTCTTGATCAAGGATTGCAGCCCCGTTCCGACGTCTCTTTTTACGACAACCGATATGGTGCAAGCTTGGGATGACGATGAACCTTCAGGCGTCACCTTCTACAACTTCCTGCATATACCGTGTGGCAAGGAGTTCCAGCGTGAAATTGACAATGGCAACATCGAAGGACACCTGAATCTGCGCGTTATCATCGCAATTCTATCGGGCAAATACTTTAAGCGTATTCCACTCAATGGCAAGATCACGATTGGTGAATGCGGCGCGGGTGCCCACAAAGGTGACGGTCCAGGCATTTCGTGCATCAAGATAAATCTTCCGATCATCAACGCAGGTCCAGGCAACCTACCCATCTTTGGTGGCCGTACACAAGTTGCGATGTTTCCAGTTGAAGGTGTCGACATTGGCGTCCCCTATGCGTTAAAAGTTCTCACTCCCGTCGTCTTTTCTTTTGGCGGTATCGCTTTCGGTCCCCTTGCCGTATCGCTCGAGGTATCTACAACCGGCAACATCGATTCGTTGCTATTCACAGTCGACGGTGGACCCTTTTTCACGTCTCGCAACGGATATGTATATACCGAAGCGATCACTGGTCCAGAGAGCGTCGTTGCTGAACTTGGATGCGTGCAGTTTGTCCCCGACGTCGTTCTCCGTGGAGAGACGGATGCGAACAGCCCTGTTCTAATTTTCCACACCATTCCCAGACTCTTTCTCCAATTCATTTGCTCCGCGTCGGTTGTTGTACCATATGGTTCTTTCGTTATCACTCAGGGTGCAATTCAGTTGACTCGAATTGAAAAGAGCCGAACTACGATTAGCGACGTGCCTCCAATCACCATCGCCTTTATGCCTGCGACAGTAATTACGACCATCCCACCAATCGCAATATCATCAATTCCCGAGATGAAGACGGAGGTCACAAACATTCCCCTTCCCGTAACGGTGACCGGGTCAATCGGCTTAGCAGACGTGAGGATTGTCGGTGTCACGTCAACCACCGTCCCGCTATGGACATCTGAAACTCGGACGCCACCTTTACCAGACCCGAATCGATTGAACTCCGCAACCGAAGACGAGCGAAAAGAGCATAATGCCATCATGCACGCCACTCATGGCAACACTGAGGAGAAAGGTGGCGGAACAGACTCTTGGGATATGCAGGGTGACGAAGACCACGCTGCCAGCATGCCTGTGTTCTACGAGGAACCATTCTACCCAGTAATCTTGGACCTAGATTCAAAGATGGTTGAGACCGTGATTCGCGACTTCCGCCTCAACGAATTATATTCAACAGTGATCCGGTTTGCATTTGGTGTTGATATACCCATTAATAATCAGTACGACACGCTTGAGAATGATGCGACCGACATGGTTGCGGGTGACGCAGCAGGTACTCTCCGAAACACAACACCCATGTCAAATGGTATCCCCCGTCCTCCAAAACCTGACAAACCCAAAACTGACTCTCCACCGCCGGCTGTGCAAGACCTCAAGGATGCAACAGTCAATCTAGCCGCGCAGCGGATTTCGTCGCTCGACAGAATTGTCACAGCTATACGCAAGCGTAAGCTTAACCTATTTACATGGGTTATGCTTCGGCGCCCTGACCGCGAGTGGGTAATCGCAGTAGCCGCTCGCGCTTGGGGAAAAGGTTGGACTGTGATTGACCTTGAAACTCGGGCTGTCGCTATCTGGCTTCGATGTAGCTCAGATCTCGAGCGTCGAGAGTGGATAACAAAGTATATGCTTGAAGATTCAAGGATTGAAAAAGTCTGTGTTGAAGGCTTCGGTTCAGCAATCTCAAACCTGTCATTAGGCTGGTTTTCCTCCGCCCGTGTCCTCAAGACTGAGGCGGATGCGCATAACGCTGAGATGCATGCGTATAACGGCAATCCTGTGGTTGTCAAGGTCATGGCAGACGTTTTGGCTCTACCTACTCTTGATAGTTATTCTGAGGACACAAAGACCGACGAACGCTTTGATGGACAAACGGCCGCGCTTCGCATCACGCTGCAACCGTCTGACACCAACCCAACTGACTCAAGCATCGCTTCCCAATCCATCGTGCGAGGTGCGACCCAAACGCCAAATGGTCTCGTGGTCCAGCGAACGTCCTTCGAACCACTCGAGACTACAATGTATCCGAGACGTGTGTCCGGCGTATCACCCGCATTCCTGAACTCACCCTACCGTACCCAGTGGACCCGTTTTGTCGGTATTGCGGTGTTGGGACAGCCGTTGGCAAACACACCCCTTTGGAACAAGCTAGGTGGTGAATTACTGCGTGATGGATTTCAGATGGGGCGTAACGATACTCTCGTCCCTAACGGTTTCAAGCAGTGGGACGTCCTGACTTTGGGCCAGATGGCCGCTCCTAACGGCTTTGATATGTCCCAGCCCATTTTGAAGCTCAAGCTGTGGCATAAGATTCTCACCTGGGCTACACAATCCGCGGTGTTTCTGCCAACTAGCACAGACGTTTCAAAATTCGACCCACCTATCAGAGGTAGTACCCTTGCAAATGGTGGTTTGAACGTTAACGTCGCCGACCCGATGGGTTTTGGTGAGGGATTGGGAGGTGCTACCTCAACATATCCGTTTGAGGGCGGCGCCGCCGGTACAATCACTTTTCACGTATGTTTAGACACAGTTCCGCTCGAGCACAGAGCTAACCTTGCAGTCTTTCCCCGTGCTTTTGTCCGCGTACTCGGTGACACAGGAAAAGAGTATGCTGTCTTTGTCGGTATGTTGATCAAGTGGCCGTTTCTGTGGTACAATGTCTTGCGCTCTGTTGCAAATGGCCCTCCACCCGTTGCTTTCGTTAACCACTCTTACACTCCCCATGCCCTAACCACATACATTGACGGCTTCCTTGACCTACACATCCTTCTGCCACGCACTGGCTCAGGCCTGAATCCGACAACCCAACCCGCCGCTAACCTCTCTGCTATCCGACCACCTCGGTCGGGTTCCGTCGCTGCCACTGCAATTCCTGCTTTGGCCGATATCAACATCGCTTTCTTTGGGGGCGCTGGACCTTTCTCAGTCCCTGCGTGTGAGTTTATGTACACATGGCACAATGATATCACCGCGGAGGATATACGTGTCTTCATCATGGCGCTCTATCGCATGGCCGACGTGACGTCTTTTCTGAACATGGCAGACGAAAGAGTCGCGATGTGTGCTGTACGCTACGCACCAATGGTCACGGGTGTAAGTGTGTTGTGTGATAACGGCCAGACGCAGATCCTCCCAGACGGGCGATCATTGGTTGCGGAGGTGGGGGTCTTCCCTCTAACCGTCTTACCCGACGCGGGGTTTCTGATCCCCGAGTTCGACATCATTGCTTGGAACCACGTTGCTCTCGGCACTCGTACCGTCCCCGCTTATCCTCCTCGAAACCCAGTCGCGTCCCCGATGCTTACGAAATTTCAAAATGTTTACTGGTCTACGCTCCAGGCCCGAACTTTCGCTATCACGCGCCACATGATTCTTGCGACAACGCGCCTCACTGGGCAGACATGGGACCTGAGCTTAGCCGTCGGCCTAAACCACGAAATGCGAGATTATGTCAACGGCTTCTATTGGGGAGGTTCGCTCGGACAGGGATTTTTGCCAGCTGATAACGGTGCTCTGTGCGCGACGATATACAAACAGACTCATGGTATTTCTCTCTGGATGGACCAGTTTGGCTGTACCGTCTACGACTATATCGCTCGGCCAACCGGTAGCTTTGCGACCATACACAACGGCGTTCAAGGCGTCGGTGCGCTGACATACAACATGTTTGTCCCAGTTTTCCTGCCTGACATTTGGATCTGGTCTTCGCTCGACAAATGTCCACAACAAATGGCTCCCTACCCATCGAACTACGCGACCGACGGCACAGTTGGTATCATGACTGAAGATCTATCGATAGTCAAGATTGGAGCAACCCGGTCCGTTCACACTCGACTCAAAAACAAAGACGATCGTCTCACGGAATTTACACTGCCAGACTGGAACGATGCTGAGTTGTGGAACCTCGGCCTTTGGATCGAGACCGCCATCCTCCAACTTCTGCCGATCAATGCTGTTTATCGAGATGGCGGCGCTGTCGCTAACCTACCGATTGGTCGTATCTTCAGTCCCACAATCGTCAACCCCGACGCATCCACCCTCAACACAAACCGCCGTTATGGCACCGCTTTTGACGGATCGCGCCTTATGTACCCACTCGTTGATGATGATGGCAATAATATCTTTTACACCCTTACGAACCAAGACTCGGAAGTAACGAGCAACATTATTGTCGGGCAATCGAAAGCATTTATGAATGTCTGGTTGCTTAAGAACACAATCCCACCCTCCATTCTCAAATCAGGTATGCCCACCTCCTCTCACTCGAAACAACGCGCCCGAGCTGCCGCTCTACGCGCCAAAGGAAAAGCAGATCCTCCTGGTGATATGCCTTCTCTCGCACTTGCTGCAACTGAAGCACTCGTCACTGAAGTCTTCAAACCAGTCGTCAACGCTGTTGGGAAGTTGGCCGTCGATGCAGGCGTCATGCTACAAGGGGTCGGCGGCACTGTCCAGCAGCAGGGAACCGCCGCGCCCCCCGTCACAGCGTGAGTTCTAGCAAGGACTCCTGGACGCAACCCGCCCTGGCATTTTGGTCTTATGCAGGCCAAGACGCCCACCAGGTCATTCGTACAGTCTCTGACTTAATCAAATGGCCCTTGTCGTTGTTTGTTGAACTGTGTTCTTACGCCGTCTCCGGCCGACCAGTTCCCGCGGCAACTATTAGAAGTATAGGCCGATTGACCACGCTTACGCCCCAAGGACTCAACCCCTTGACCCTGAGCACCGTCGAGAAGCAGTGTACTTATATTCCCACCTCTCCAAGCCCACCTAGGGCTGACATCACGCTATCCCAATATCTTGTAACCGTATCAAACGTACTATCACCACCTTATCGCTTCCAGGACTCAGACATTCTGCTGATTTGGCCCGCTCGTACGAAGATGGATTTGGCACTCCGGCGGAGCCACTTTCGAGACGTTTTCACAGCGTTCCATACCGCCGGCCGCCTTCCGCTTCTACGAGTACTCCTGACCGAATTGTATCAGTTCGATTACATTGCCGTTTGTAATATTAGTTGGGCCGTTCTCCTCCTGGGCCATTCCTGCGACTGGTTTGGTTCATGGCGTCGAATGGGTGCATTCGAATCCCCAGCCGCCTTCCTGGCGGTCGCAAAAAAGGTTAATGACTTAACGAAACGTCACGCCTTACTCGACTACCCTCGAACGTGTTTCGTCGAATGTGGTACTTTGCTGGGATATCGAAACCCCCCCTTTCCGGGGTTTGACGTCGTTCTCGAGACCCAGGAACTTGCGTCGGGTGGCGATGTACACGGTCTGTCTAGAACGGCGCTTGACGCGGATTTCGTCTCCACACTCCCATCACTCAGTTTTATCCCACATACCATACCGTTCATCTCCTTTCACGATTATGTAGTATCGGGCTCCTGGACAACCTCTGGCGCGAGCAGCGAAGGTAGGGTAGAGTGGAGTCTCGGCTCTGACTCAGGCCACTTCAAAGCGCGCAAGAATCTCGTCCCTGACTCAATCGACCTTGAGGCCTTCTATCAGCGCATTATTTCCCAGAGTAAACAGGTTAACAAAACAATAGTCAAAGCAGAATTAGGCAAAATCCGTCTGGCCGTGTCCAGTGATCTCGCAACTTATCTCAAGATGGACTGGCTTACGAAGTATATGACTCATAGTTACAAGTCTTGGGCCGGTAGCACAATTGAGGAGTCGATCACTGAACAGACATCGCGTCAAGCCCGTATGTGGCAGCAGTGTGTGCAAGGCATGTGGTGTCTGCCGTTCGACTTCGCCGGTTTCGACCACCAGCCCAGCACCCAGGAATTGGTTGCCATGTTCCGGGCTTGGGGTGAATCGACTATCCCCTACGTCGATTTGGCTGGCCAGAGTGAATTTGCAGTGATACTTGAGCAAGTTTGCGGAAGTATGTCCAACTCAGTTCTGATTGTCACGTTTGAAGGAGTCGTTCGTACCTTCCCCGTCGTAGGCGGTCTTATGTCTGGTCTCCGGTGGACGAGCCTCGCAGGCAATGGCTGGAATACAACGATGACTAACCTCGTGATGCGCTACTGCTCAATCATGCTGCTGCCCACTTCAACTTACGTCTCTGATTTGCGGGGTGACGATAGCGCGCTCGCGTTTTCGAGTTGGGCATCAGCACTTGTCTTCCGCCTTGGGTACACCGCCGTCAACGCGAAGGGTGCGGACGGTAAGTTCGCAATCCATCACGGCGCAACCGAATTCTTGCGCACTTGGTACGATTCAAGTGGCCTAAGTGGTTATGCAGCCCGCACTATACCTGCGCTCGTACAACGAAAACCCTGGTCCCCAGCTCCATGGTACGAAGAGTCTGTTATGGAGGCTTTGTTCAATGTGATTCGTATCTTACGTCGCCGTATACCGTCACCCGCAGTTGAGCTTGCTTGGTCATCAATCAAACTTTGTTGGTCACGACGGAAGCGCGTATCCCAGGACTGGTTGCAGATTCCGCGCCCAAAGGGTCTCGGCATTGAACCTTGGGACGGGCGCGTCTGGGCAGAAACCAATTACGGTACCCGTCGCTCCGTCTCACCCACCCTCTCGACCAACGGCTTTACTCAGGCTCAATTTGCAAAGAGCGAATTCGCTGCAAGGTACCCCGCGTCCCAATCTACTCTTGCTGCGGTTGCACAGCGTGCCCTTTTCTCTAAGGCGTCTGCAGATGACATACCCGCGTTAAACACTCTGTTGCGTGCTGGTTTCACCCAGACGGCGGGCCGCACTCATCGTCTCCCCGAGGTCCGTTTGCCCACTAGCTTCTACGCCCAGTTGACCGGACGGTCGAATGAATTGCGCGGCATTGAGGCGGATGCATCAGCTCACCGTCATTACAGTCATCTCAGTGGCGCGTGGTATGGGTCGTACCGTCGAGACCACAACGAGTTCGAGTATGCTTCTGCAATTGCTAGAGAAACGGGGGCTTCAGGTTTGCGTCTTTTTGAGGAGTATCATCCTGACTTCGAAGTCGACAGGATGAATCTCGAAAAGCGTGGATTGCGCCGCTCCCAAGCTGTGGACTGGTTGTTCGGTACATCTGCGTTCGGTATCGCGAGCCGTGTTCATCCCATCCTCTCCTCTGTACTCACGTCTGCCACCGTTCAATTCCTTTCCACGTGGTTGTATTCCCCAACAGTTGCCCACCACTTTCAAGCAGTTTCATCCCTAGTTACCACAGTTCTTGAGGCAAGCCTCTTCTCTTCACCGCTCTCACTTCGTCTCTACAAATGGTAGTACTTTACCCTAAACCTGTGTGACACGTCACACGGATGGCACCCTTGGCAAGCCAGGGGTGTGCAGCGCAGACGACTGGACACGTCCAGTTGGGGATAGGCAACCCTCCGCCGTTAGCCACTGAGTCGCCCCCGAGGGGCATGTCCACCGAAGCTGGC